AGACACAAAGAAAAAAAAGGGATATGGAATAGCCTCTAAAGGACTCAAATTCGAAGGAGTATTTTAATGCAAAAATGGATTAAGGACCTTTGGGATAAACACCCAAAGAAAAAATGGCTTGTAATCGGTGTAGTAATCGGTTGGGTAGCTGCTCAATACATCTAATCAATGTTATCTAAATTATTAGGCGGATCTTTAGTAGACACTGTCGGTAAAGTTATTGACAGTGTCCACACTTCAGAAGAAGAAAAAGGTCAGATTAAAATAAAACTTCAACAATTAGAAAACGAGATTAACTCCAAGCAAATGGATATTAACTTAGCTGATGCTAAGTCCACTGCAAGCGGTATTGGTGGTATTATGCAACGCAGCTGGCGCCCTCTTATTGGAATGAGTTGTGCTCTCGCAATACTTTGGGAATATGTACTAAAACAATTTATTATGTTTGGTTTAGCTGCATTTAGTGTTGAACATGCACCTCTTCCAGAGCTTGACATGTCAACTTTATTTCCGCTTGTCACGGCTTTGCTCGGAATGGCCGGGCTCCGCAGTTTCGAAAAATCTAAGAAAATTATAAAATAGTGGATCGTTTCGATTACAAAGTAAAAAAACTAATTCAACAAAAGATAGAAGAAAGAAAAGAAGATCTTTTATCTAGGGCTTTAAAGTCGTTTGATGAATACCAATATCAATTAGGTAAGCTACACGCTTTAGAACAATTTTTATTGGACTACCAAGACTTACATAATGAGGTAATGAAAGATGAGTAAATTAATACTTCCTAAAGGTTTTCAAAAGAAAACCAAAACAAATGAAGAAAAGAATAAAGAACCTGCTATGGAAAGAGTTCCTCAAGCTACAGGTTGGAGAATGGTAATTCTACCTTATAAAGGCGTAGAAAAAACAAAGGGTGGTTTATTACTTACTGATAAAGCCATCGAGGAACAACAACTCACTACTAATGTGGGTTTAATATTAAGTATGGGTTCTGATGCTTATGCTGATAAGAATAAATTTCCTAATGGGCCTTGGTGTAAAAAAGGTGATTGGGTAGTATTTGCCAAATATGCTGGCTCTAGAGTCAAAATTGAAGGCGGAGAAATACGTATTCTTAATGATGATGAAATATTAGCAAAGTTGAAAGACCCAAAAGACGTACTAACTATCTATTAAGGAGATAAAAATGACTGAAGAAAAAATGGTAG